TTTACAAGGGTCTGCAACAAGACCCATGGTATCATTACTTTACCTTAAGTGGTGTCCCACGGTTTATGTATTATTTTACTGATGGCAGAATTTTATCGACAACAAACGGGACTATAAAAAGATATGGTCCTGTCGACGTTTTGAAAGTGCCATTGAGTCAAACGGCACTGTTTTTCGAAGAGAATGACAATGAGGAAATTTGGAGAGGGTTTTTGTCCTCTAAGGGTGTTAGGTGGAGAACATATCAGTATGATTTAACTATTTAACCCTAATCGGCATGGACTAAAAATCCATGCCCTTTAGGGGTTTTTTTGTTGTAAAAATCCAAGAAAGGGAGACTAAAAAAAAAATGGACGAGTTTAACTGGACGTACTATCACAACGTAAACAACAAGTTAGTACAGGTATTTTTCCCATTTGAGGCGGTCATTAGCAATGTAGGTGGCATTTACAGCGGCAGCAGGGTAATTTCGTCGACGTCCTTTGACGATGATTGTGACGCCGCTGTTGTTGTCTGTCCCGGCAGTGATTTAATTTTTTTGACTTCTCGGTGGTGGGACGTATTAGAGGGTGAGGTCACCATGTACCATGTAGAGGGCATGGCAGTAATGCAGTCCTCTCAACCCTTTATAATCAGGCCCGTAAACTGGCCGGAAAAAAACGGTTGGAGTTTTCGGATTGCCGCTCGTGAGGGCGAGACCGGATGGCGTAAAATCTAAACCCTTTAGGGCATGGCATCGTGTCATTGCCCTAAAGGGTTTTTTTGTTTCAAAGAATCCAAGATAGGGGGCTAAAAAATGTTTGAATGTATGGATTTTGTTGTGCATGAGCTATTGCCATTTGGCATTCAGCGAGGCCGGATTGAATCGATTGGATACAAACTAGGCCAATCAATATATCAATTCATTTCAGATGAAAAATCTGGAGAATACATTACCATCGTGCCGGAATACTGCAGGCCTATCCAAGGCGTAACAGTTATTGATAAAAGTATCACTTACAATGGCACGGCTATGTTTTTGATTTCAATCATTCCGCCTGCCATGTATAAGGCGGCAGGTGGCATTTTTATTTCAATCGAAAAATGAAAGGAAATAAAAAATATGATTCGCTATAAAAATTTAATAATTTACGGGCTGGCTAAAAAAGACTTGCCGGCCAAGGGTTATGTGATGCATTTCGGCCAAAAAGGTGCGAAACATCTTTATCAGTTTTATTCAGCGGATAGGCCATTCACTTTTATCACAAAAGGCATTGAGCACTTGACTCAATTTCTCCCTGACCCTCCCGAAAATCAATACGTCTGCATTCAAAAAGGGTTTATTCAACCCGTTCATAATTGCCAAATAATTGCATATGCACATTATTTTTATGGCAGGGAAAAACAGGATGTTACTGTTTTTGCTATGTTCGACGATGGCGTTTTTATGCAAAACGGCAAAGTTTTTACGATTAAAAATAATCGAATAATAAGAAAGTGAGGATTAAAAAATGATTATAGAAATGGGCCCGGAAGGGCAATGGATTATTTCGGAAATAGTTAATGGCTATTTGATAACAAAAACATTTTTCGGCTATACAAAAAAAATGGCTGTTAAATTATTCAAACAAGAAATAAAAAATAAAATGAAAGGAAATTAAAAAAATGAAATATACATTAAATAAAAACGAGTTTATTGAATGGATGTATCAGGCGCCTTACAACCCGTTTTCGTATGAGGCGCTGGAAATTTTATGGGATTATTTCGAATCTTTTGACAATAATAATTTACGAGAAACGGAGTTTGACCCTGTCGATTTTAGAGGGCGTTTTGCCGAAAACATTTTTGAAGATGTATTAGAATTTTTTGACATTGATTGGCATGGATTGGATGATAAGGTTAAAAAATCTTTAGCAATTGCAATGTTAAAAAAAGAAACAACTGTGCTTGGAACTACAGATATCGGCACGATTGTTTATAAAGTTTTTTAATGAAAGGAAATTGAACTATGCTAACTCATTTAACATTTCACAAGTTTGCGAAAGATTTACGAGGCGTTTTTTCACCCAGTGCGGCGTTTATTTTATGGGATTACTTCGACCAACAAGAAATGATTCAACGGGAACCGATATATTATGACCCGTGGACAATCATAAACACGTATAAAGAAATTCCATTGGCTGAAGTCACGCCTGATAAAAAAGTTATCGGCATAACAGCTAAAAAGACTGCCGTTGTTTGCGAAAGGGATTAGCCATGGAATATATCATTGGATTATGGAGTTGCTGTATTTTAATAATCTATTACATTCTCTATAGATAGTTTTTCACAGCCCTGGCTTCGATGGAGTCAGGGCTTTTTTTATATCTTATTTCTTATCAGTAATAGTTATCATTATCAATTTTTCTAATAAGGTACTTTATCAATTATATTTCTTATTATTATATCTTTCGTCTCTTACCTTACTTGTAATCATTGGCCACCCTATGGCCTATCGGACACAAGGCCTATGGTATATTGGACACATAGTGGCCGAACTGTGTGAGGCTTTTATACCTATTTCAAAAAATAGAAATTGGAAATTGCGAATGCAAAAGGAAAATTTATATCTATGTAAAAAAATAAAAAAGGAAAAATTGGAAAAATTTATATAGAATATCTTTCAAAAAATAAAAAGATGATATATATTAGTAAAGGTTTCATGGGGTGAAAAAAAATTAAAACGTTTTAATTTTATGTTGAGGTTGATTTATGAGTATTAATGAGTTATTAGGTTTATTCAGGTGTCTTTTAGTTGAGCATATTGATAGTGGTCTTGCTATGGATGATATAGCGGTGTATTATGGTTATGATTTTAATGATTTATTGAAGAGAGTGCAACGTTTAGCTAATGGTGGTCATCCAATCGCTATTGAGTTATTAGAGGTGTTTAATGAGTAAGCCGCAGGTTATTAGTTTTAGTTTTGATGATGCCCCAACCCTAAAAGCATTCATGTTGGATAAGCATCGTATTAAAGCTGTGCTCGGTCCTGTTGGTTGTGTGCGTGGTGACACGTTAGTGCTTACTGCCGAAGGAGCTGTTCCCATCGCTCATTTAACGCAACCAACGCCTGTTGTAAGTTGGAACGAGCGAAATCGCCAATTCCAGCTTTCGTTAAGTAGTGGTGCGTTCCCAAAAGGTAAGGACTATCTATACCAAGTGACAACGCAGCGAGGAGTATGGCACGCAGCCGCACATCACCTTGTTTTTTGCGCAGATAATAAGTATCGACGAGTTGAAGAACTTGTTGAGGGTCAGATTTTAGTCTTATGTTCTGACGACCTCGTTCAGAAATTAACTTCGGTTTCCCAGTTATTGTTACCCGTAAATGTTCACCATTATTTTCAAACAGTCTTAAATTCTTTATATCATTGTGTAAAGTTAATCCATCAATATGGTCAACAACACAGGAAGGTGGTAAATAATACCCTAAATAATCTTCCATTATTTTACGATGTTCATAAATTATTTTCATCTTACGACCAGGTAGTGTTCGGCCATATGGATGCGATGCTGGAACAGATACTACAACATAACCATCTAAATCTATACGGCGACCAGTTACAAATTGATGATTTCGTTCACCAGGTTGAGCGCCTTCATGAAGACGTGGTAAATTATATTTTGTTGCAATCCTGCGAACATAGCGAGCTGACAACCCAACAAGTTTTGCAACTTCTGTGGACGACTTATTGCCATCGTATAAAGCAATTATTTTCTGAATGTTTTCGTTCATATACTTCCTCCATTACCGAATGGCCTATTTTATCAATAAAACGCAGTGATGTCAAGGAAGTTTATTGGGATATGCAGGTTTTTGGAACAAATAATTATGTTACTATTGATGGGTGTATTCATCATAATTCGGGTAAGAGCTCGGCGTGTGTAATGCATTTATTACGGACTGCGCAGCAGCAGGCTGTTATTCCTGGGACTAATGTTCGGCGCACGAGGTATGTTATTGTGCGTAATACAGTAAAGGAGTTGAAGGATACTACAAAGAAGACTATTGATGAGTGGATTACACCTCTTAAGCCTATATGGCGTGAGAATGAACAGCGCTATTTATTGAAATTTGGGTTAGAGGATGGGACAATAGTTGATACTGAATGGTTATTACGAGCATTGGATAGGCCTGAACAGTTGAAAGACCTATTATCATTGGAAGTTAGTGGCGCTTGGTTGAATGAGGGTCGTGAGATACCGAAAGAGGTATTTGTATTGTTAGACTCTCGTATCAATAGGTATCCTCGTAAGTTGAAGGAATATAATTTTGAATGTAGTTACCCATATATTATAATTGATACTAACCCTCCTGATGTTGATAGTTGGTTTTACAAGTATTTTGAGGAGCTACTTAACACAACCCCTGAATTACAAACTAAATCTATTATTTTTAAGCAGCCATCTGGCTTAAGTCCTGAAGCGGAGAATATATCAAATTTACCAACAGGTTATTACCAGAATTTAGTATTAGGTAATGACCCCGACTGGGTGAAGATTTATGTGCATGGTGAGTATGGTTACACGAGGGATGGTAAGCCAGTATTTAGTTTATTTACTCCATCTATACATATATCAAAAGAGCCTCTTATTCCAATTCGTGGCATTCCATTAACTATTGGAATGGATTTTGGGTTATATGTTGCCGCTGTTATTACACAGGTGTTACCTAATGGTTCATTTAGGGTATATGATGAGCTTGTTTCAGAGGATGCAACGGATGTTGATACATTTGTTGTTGAGAGATTATTACCACTATTACAAACGAAGTATTTGAATTGGCCATATACAGTTATTGGTGACCCTGCTGGTAATGCAAGGTCACAGTTAAATGTTACCAGAACATGTTTTACTACACTGCGTTCAAGGGGTATTAAGGC